TGACACAGGGATGCCGGCGTTTCGCGTCTCACGCGCCTTGGCCTCTGCTTCCCATTTCTGACGAAATTCTGTCTCTACTTTCGCACGATACGCGCTCAGGTCGCCTCCGACTTCCTTCATATCAGCCGCGATCTTGCCCTGCTGGTAGATGAACTCACCAGGATCAGGCGCTTCGCGAAACTGCTTCTGCATGGCCGGATTGTCCTTCGCTGCCTCGTAGAACGCCGCTTTCGCATCCTCATACTTCAGACTATCCGTAGCATGACGGGTGCGTGCGGCACTTTCGGTGTAGTTGAAAAACTGCATGCGGGCCGTTTCCTCGGCCCTCGCCATGATCGCAGGCTCGCGTTCTGCGAGCTTGTGCTCGATAAACGCATTCGGGTCAGCCCACACATCAGGCGCCGGGGTTGCCGCTTTCAGAGCATCACGCTCTGCTTCTGCGGCCTGTCTCCGCTCGCGCTCAGACGTATAAGCCTTCAGTGGAACTGTGTGCTCATCGTCATCACGCGGCTTAAACCTGCCGCTCTCGTCCCTCGGCCGTTCAGGTGCAGGCGACGCATCTTTGTTCTCGCCCTTCGCTTCCTCTGCAGGAGGCGTTTCAACGACCGGCGCAGGCGGTGCTTCCACCACCGGCGCTGCAGGTGCAGTTTCTGGTTCCTCACCAAAGAGACCAATTTCAGTTTCAGACATAGTCACTCACTCCCGTATCGTGGGTTATACGAACACGCCCGTAGGTCGGCGACACCTAACGCCCGTTTGCACCCGGCGACGGCTTGCTATATTTACCATTCTCTATATACTCGTCTGATGCACAAACCACTAGATATAGCTGGCAAGCGGTTCGGAAAACTTGTCGCAATAGAATTTGTAGGACGCCAGAAGTATCTAGCTATGTGGCGCTGCAAATGCGACTGCGGCAATGAAACTGTTGCGTATTTAGGCAACCTTCGAGCCTTAAAAACAAAATCCTGTGGATGCGGAGTCCGTATCCACGGGATGTCATTCTCCCCTACCTACAATTCATGGCATGCCATGAAGGCCAGATGCTACCGGCCACGAAAGCACGACATCAAGAACTATGCTGGCGTCAAGTTATGTAAACGGTGGCACACATTCGCCAACTTCCTTGCCGACATGGGCAAGCGTCCAAAAGGCAAGTCCATAGATCGCTGGCCAAATAACCTTGGCAATTACGAGCCTGGAAACTGCCGTTGGGCCACACCAACGCAGCAACAGAACAATCGGCGAGACAACATCAAGCGTCGGCCCGAGGCTTAGGCTTCTCAATTGGCGTCGCCATCTCTTTAGCTGCCAATGCAAGTTCCGTGCTTGCATCAACTTCATTTTCGTGAGTCTCTGACACTTTAAGTCTAGTGTCAGCCTGAGTGTTCTCAACTTCTGCAATAGCCTGCGCTTTTGCTATCGCCATAGCCTCATCTTGCATTTGTTTCTGCTTTTGCATTTCCGCTTGAGCCGCCGGGTCGTCAACAATACCCTTGAGTTTTTCAATTATTTTCTGTTTATTGCGAAGGGTACTCGCTTCCACGTAAATCTCAGGAGGCATTATCACGCCAGCCTTCGCAAGCTCCACAAGCTGCTCGAACTGCTCGGCCTGTATGTTCACCGTATCAGGCGATTCGTCGATGATGATGTCCACATCGAGCGTCGCTATCGGATTCTTGACGGTCGGCTGCATCGACTCAGGGTTCTGAGCGATCTGCTGAACCATCATGGCTTTCTGCTGCGGCGGCAGATTGGCTTTCGCCAGCTTTTCAGCTTCCATCTCGCCCTTGGTAGTCGGCTGGTTCAGGACCGTGAACATCATGCGGCCTTCATCGTCCCGCACCCTGATCCACATCTCCTGATCCCAAAACTGCTTGATGCGGTGCCACACAGACTTCATCACGCGCTTCTGGAAATACCGTACCGCGTCCAGATACACGCCGACCTGCACCGCACCGCCTTCCTGGTCGATCATCTTTGCGCGCCCGCTGAGCGAGCCGCTTGATCCCTGCAACGCCGCATTTGGGTTGCTGACCGCCATCGCCTGCATCGCATCGACCAGCAGGTGAAACTGACCCTCGGCCATGTCTAGGTTTTTCTCGATCACGAACTCCATGCCGGGGTTCCGTTCAACGTAACCGTCAGGCTTAGCGACTTCCTTGCGCGCTACATTCACGTCGTCAACTGCACCCTTTTCCGCGACCACTTGGCGCGTGTTCAGGATGTGCAGTGCGCGGCTGCGACGATGGTTGATTTCGTCCTGCAGCGTCTTATACCGGCGCACGATTCCGTAGCGTCCGCCCTCGCTATCGCAGTACAGCGACTGCGCGATGATGCAGCACTCGCGCACGCCGTCAGCGTCCATGTAATACGACGGTGCGGCCGGCTCCAGAATGCCGCCCTTGAACCACACGGCGCGCATCCACTGGTTGTCGGCTGCGTTTTTGTACTCGGTCTGTATGACCTGAACGCGCTTGCGCTTGCCGTCGATCCAGCGAGGTCGGTCCTCGTGCGTCTCCGAGTTCGCCTTCGTTATCATGGACTCTGTTATGCGATCAGCCATAGCAGGCCAGCGCTGCTTGGCAACGTCCGCATCCATCCACGTCACGATTCCCATGTAGGTCGCGTCGCTGAAGTCCAGTTCACGAGAGAACGGGTCCCAAAAGAACCGGTCCCACCTGATCTTGCGAATCTTGACCTTCGGGTACTTCGCAGACTGTTCCATGATGACCTCGCACGCTCCGGTGCCTTCGACCATCATGTTTTCGTTGACCTGCGAGCGGACCTGCTGAAAGTCGTTCTGGTCGGCTACGAACCTCAGCGCGTCGCTTGCGGCTTCCGCCGCCTTCTCGTCCTCCGGGTTACGCGGAAACGCCTTCGGGTCGCTGCGCGTCTTGCTCTCAAGGCCCAGCATGTGCTCGACCTTGTCCTTGATGCGGTTATCAACGATGGGCGCCTGGTTGCGAGCCTTCAGGGCAGCAAGCTCTGTGGATGTCCACTGCGCGCCGTCGAAATAGTTACGGTTCAGTTCAGCTTCATCACGAGCCTTCTGCGACGTTGGGTTGTCCACCGACTCGGTGAACTGCTTTTCAAGCATCTCCAGCGTCACGTTTGGAGCAATGACCGCTGCTACGCTAGAAACTACATCCGCCACGTCGATTCCTCTTTGCCGGCGTCGGCGAACATGAGTTCATAGCGGTCCCGTTCCTCTTTCTTGATGGCTTTACCAGCCGTCGCTGGATGCGCTTCGTCGATCACGCGGCCGAGCAGAGTCATCATGTCCACGTCATCGTCGTGCATGCCGGCCGGGAACGACAGCATCTGAGCGAGCAGCGCTTCACCAACCGCGTTCCTTGGTAGTTTCACCTTGCCCATGCTGGCACGCGCCTGCAGCGCTCGCGCCCTGGAGGTCTTGTCGGCTATGGATGGAATCCACTCGACCCGGCAGAACGCTTTGCGTTCTCGCATGCGTTTCAGCATGAACGGCTCAATGGAGCGCCGGATCGGCCCGCCCTCGCCAAAGAATGCCAGCGGCTTGTTGCGCAGGATCATGTTGCAAATCTGGTCGATCCATATGTCCGACGTGGTCTGCCCGGTCCAGTAGTCCATCGCCAGCAGGATATTGTCCTCCGGATCGACGCCGTGCGTCGCAATGGACGTGAAGTCGCCTCCGTCTGCAGTGACCGCAAAGTCGCTGGTCATGTAGTGCTTCACTTCGTAGGTCAGGTTCGGGTCGTACCAGCCGAACCAGTCGCGCTTGAAAAACGTGCCTTCCTCCGGCATCGGACGCTGTTGGTACAGAGCCGAGAACTCTCGCTCGCCGACCACCGCACGCGTGCGTTCCAGTTCGTGCAGCGGGTAGCGTTCCGGCCACAGCGCCTCGCCATCTCGGTTGATGGCCGGGAACTCAATGACTTCCCACTTCTCGCCCTTCTGGTTCTGGATGCGACCCGCAAGGTCGTCCTCTGCCCAGCGCGTCTGGATCAGGACGATGGCGGCTTTGGGCATGAGCCGCGTGTACGCCGTGGAGCGGAACCACGCCCATAGCTGGTCTTTGACGAGCTTGCTGTCCGCTTCGCGCCGGTCTTTGATCGGGTCGTCGATGTTGAGGAGGTCGGCGCCGCGCCCCGTAATAGACGCTCCGACGCCAGCAGCGATGTAACTGCCGCCGTGATTAGTATGCCAGCGGTTCGCAGCTTGACTGTCCTCAGCAAGTTCGACATC